TTCACCCCACCAACAGCCCCTCTGACAAACATCACCAACACCAAGCTGCTCTTAAACATGGCAGATGGTCAGGTCGTTGACAGTGCTGCACAGAATAATCTGACGTTGTATGGTACTGCTAAAACTAGCACTGCACAGAAAAAGTTTGGCACCGCTTCTTTGCTGCTGGATGGTAATAGTGATTATGCAAAAACATCTGGTTATGTTGGCTTACTCACTGGCGGCAAAACAATAGAGTGTTGGGTGTATGCTGCCAGTATAAGTTCTAAAATGTGTATTTGGGAATGGTACGAAGATGATAACAATTTATTACGTTTGTTTTTTGAAGGCGGCAATGGAAACGTATTACGTTTAGACCAACGAAACGGTGGCAGTACAATTGTTGGCACTACTGGTGCAACAACTTTATCTGCAACAACGTGGTATCATTTGGCAGCAACAAGAACATTAGCAGGTGCGTGGAAAGTTTATATAAACGGAACGGCTGACACTGATTTAAGTGGGTCAGAGAGTGGAACGACATTAGATATAACAGATATACCCCTGTATTTGGGCATAGATTTTTGGAATACAGATAGATACTGGAACGGGTATATTGACGACTTTCGTGTGTCCGAGTTGGACAGATATGCAAGTGGAAATTTCACAGCACCGACAGAACCATTCGCAGATAAAGGACAATAGACATGATGATAGCACAATTAAGTGGCAGCACGATTGTTGCGGTTGGGGATCACACTGCGTTGTTTCCAAACACACGTTTTTACAAAGGTGGCCCAGACTCAACGTGGATGGCTAATCACTCCTGCGTAGATGTAGTGAAGTATTTAGCTTATGACCATGCCACGCAGAAGAGCGAAGTTGTTACGCCATATTTGTTAGATAACAAGGTCTACACGCGCCGTGTTGTAAACATGACCGACAGCGAAAAGACAGCTTATGTTGCAAGTCAAAACGCAGCGGCAGCGCAGCGCAATCGTGATGAGCGCAACAAGCGGTTGGCTAATTGTGATTGGGTGGTGACCAAAGCATTAGAGTCTGGTGGTTCTGTGCCGTCTGCTTGGTCAACGTATCGCACCGCCCTGCGAGATATCACCAAACACGCCAATTGGCCCAACCTAACAGGGCCAAATATGGACGGTAGCGGGGGCGATTGGCCCACAGAGCCTAGCTAATGTTAGGCTTTGCCCCACTAGCTAATAACTCCATAGCGGGGTTTGGCAATATTCCTGTAGATACCGCTGTAACGGGCGTGGCAGGAACAGGGGCTGTTGGAACTGTTGCAGTTGGCGCGGTAGTTACGGTCACAGGACCATCTGCGGGAACAGCCTCTGTTGGTACAGCCACTTCGGTTGGTGACGCCAATGCTAATGTGACGGGTCTTTCGGCTACGGGTTCAGTTGGATCAGTTCTTGTTTGGGGTGAAATCACACCCTCGCAAAATTCAAACTTCTCTGCTATAACTCCCTCACAAACACCGTCTTGGACGGACATTGCGGCATAGGATAATGACATGGCTAGTACATATGTAAACGATCTAAGGTTAGAAGAGATTGGTACTGGCGAAGCGTCTGGTACGTGGGGAACTAAAACAAACGTAAATTTAGAACTTATTGGTGAGGCGTTTTCTTACGGCTCTGAAGCCATAGCCGATGCGTCCACACATACAATTACAATAGCTGATGGTGAGTCAGATCAGGCGCGTTCTCTGTATTTAAAATGTACGGGCGGCGGTCAAGCCTGTACGGTTACGCTTGCACCCAACACCGTGTCTAAGGTTTGGCTGATTGAAAACGCGACAAGTGCAACGCTGACCTTTTCTCAAGGAACAGGGGCCAACGTTGCCGTTGCCGCTGGCGAAGTAAAAATGATTGCAACGGATGGTCAGGGTTCAGGGGCCGTTGTTTATGATTTGCTGACAGACGTTAACTTGGCGGGAACCACGGCTCTTGCGACTTTAAAGCTCGGTGGCACAACAGTTACTTCTACTGCGGCGGAATTAAACATATTAGATGGTGTTACGTCCACCGCTGCGGAGTTAAACATATTAGACGGTGTGACAGCTACTGCGGCAGAGCTAAACTATAACGACACAGGCGCGGCTGTTGGTACGGTTGTAGCGAGTAAAACTGTAACGGCGGACGCTAATAAAGATGTAGCAAGCCTGCGTAATCTTACGCTTACAGGCGAGTTAGATGCCGCTACACTAGATATATCAGGCAATGCTGACATTGACGGCACGTTAGAAGCAGACGTTTTAACGGTTGATGGCGTTGCTGCTAAAGTGGCAGGTTTAGAAACTATATATGTGCCTGCAACAGCAATGTACCCCAACACCACCAGCGGCTGTGCTGACATAGCTCAAGTTGAATTAAGCAATGGCCCTGAATTAAAGTGCTTGGACTTTGATCCAAGTTCTGATGAAAACGCACAGTTTACAGTCTGTTTTCCTAAATCTTGGAATGAGGGAACGATCACGTTTCAAGCCTTTTGGACCGTCACGGGAACAGATACAGGCACTGTAGCTTGGGGATTGTCAGGCGTAAGCATAGCAGATGATGCTTCAGTAAATACTGCTTTTGGAACAAATGTGGTAGCCACAGCAAAGGCTTTCAGCGGAACCTCTAACGATATGACTGTTTCAGCGGCTAGTAGCGCGGTAACAGTGGCTAGTGCCGCAGTGGACACACAAACATACTTTCAAATTATGCGGGACGTTTCTGCGGATAGTCAGGCAGGAGATGCTAGACTTTTAGGAATAAAACTTTTCTTTACTACAGATGCAAAGAATGATGCCTAATGCCCTTAACAAAGCTACAGTTTAAACCCGGAATAAACAGGGAAACCACTTCGTACAGTAACGAAGGTGGTTGGTTTGATGGCGATAAAATACGATTTCGCATGGGTTTTCCTGAAAAGATAGGCGGTTGGATAAAGAACTCTGGCAATGCTTTTTTAGGCACTTGTCGTGCGCTTCACGCTTGGGTGGCTTTATCGGGTGAAAAATACATAGGTGTTGGAACAACCTTAAAGTATTACATAAGTGAGGGCGGAACATACCACGATATAACCCCTCTTAGAGTTGCATCGTCCTCCGTTACCTTTGCGGGGGGAGCCGATACGTTAAATGGAGCCATTACAGACTCGGCACAATCTATAACGTTAAACAGTGCCAGTGGCTTTCCTACAGGTGGTGGTCGCATTTTGATTGGCTCAGAACAAATAACGTATGGCGGAGTTAGCAGTGCGACTTTGACAGGATGTGAACGCGGGGTTAACGGAACGACTGCGGCGGCTCATTCGGATAGTGCGGCGGTAACGTGTTGCACAATTTCTGTAACAGATGCGGATAATCATGGTGCTTTAGAAAATGACTTTGTAACTTTTACAAATGCAGCAAGTCTTGGTGGGGTGATAACTGCAAACGTTTTAAACCAAGAGTATCAAGTAACGCATGTTGTAAGTGCTACCGTCTTTCAAATTGAGGCTAGGTCTGTTGCATCTATTGAAAGCATTACTACGACCTCTGGATTAAACCCTACTTTTGTTTTTGCTAACACCAGCGATACAGGGAATGGTGGTGGGTCATCAGTTGGAGCGTATCAAGTCAACACGGGATTAGACACCTCTGTTGGTGGTACGGGCTGGGGCGCAGGAACATGGGGCCGTGGAACATGGGACTCAGCGTCAACACTTTCGGCGGGGGGCTCTACCTTGCGTATTTGGAGCCACGATAACTTTGGCGAAGACCTGTTAATAAACGTTCGTGATGAAGGTATATTCTATTGGGACAAGTCTGGTGGTATTACGGCAAGAGCGGTTTCTCTTGCAAGTTTAGGAGTTGCAACAGATAATATTCCGACCATTGCAAAACAGGTATTAGTTTCGGACAAAGACAGGCACGTTATAGCCTTTGGTTGTGACTCAGAAACAGCGATAGGCACACAAGACCCTTTGCTTATTCGTTTTGGCAGTCAAGAAAGCCTAACAGATTGGTCTGCAAAAGCTACTAATACAGCGGGGGATTTGCGCATTGGTTCCGGTTCCGAGATTATAACCGCTGTAGAAACCAGACAACAAATTCTGGTGTTTACGGATGTGTCTTTACACGCCATGCAGTTTCTTGGACCGCCATTTACATTTGGTATAAACACGGTTTCAGAAAACATTACTACGGCGGGTCCTTTGTGCGCTATTGCGGTTAATGACAACGTGTTTTGGATGGGCCGCGAAGAGTTTTATGTTTATGCAGGTGCAGTAAACAAACTGCCTTGCACAGTTAAGGACTACGTTTTTTCTGATTTTAATCAAGATCAAATTGAAAAGGTTGTCGCCGCAAACAATAGTTCGTTTTCAGAGGTATGGTGGTTTTATCCATCTGCTAGTAGCGACGAAAATGACAGATATGTTATTTTTAATTATGAGCAAAAAATATGGTATTATGGTAATTTGGGCCGCACAGCATGGATGGATCGTGGAGTAGATGAATTGCCCATAGCCGCAGGTTCAGACCATTACTTATATGACCACGAAAGCGGATTAGATGATGGCAGCACTGTGCCAGCTAGTGCCATATCTGCAAACATAGAAAGCAGTCAAATAGATTTAGGTGATGGAGATAGGTTTGCGTTTTTATCTAGGCTTATACCTGATATTACGTTTCGTGACTC